AAGTATGGCCCTGGATCAGTTCAAAAAATTGATTTTGGATATGGTAGAGTGAACCCTAAACTTTGGGGATATAAACAACCTGAGAAAAAGAAAAAGAGATGAGTGAAGGTTTTAAGGGATTTGCTAAGTCAGCAGATGATAAGGAGTTTAGACTTTATATTAAAAATAGAGAAGTAAATAAACTCATTAAGGAATATAAAAAACTTAAAAAATATCAAAAATCATCAATCTTTGAGATCGAAAAACTTTCAGGTCAAGAAACAAAGATAGATAAACTAATCAACGAATATGGGATAGACCCTGAAGCAATCGAATAATGGGAAAACATTACCTTCTAAATTTGTACGGATGCTCGTTTGTTCTTTTGGACGACGAGCGTTGTCTTATTGACTTACTAGAAAATGCAGCAGTTGCTAGTGGTGCCACTGTGGTTCAAACAATTTCAAAAAAGTTTGATCCACAAGGGGTTACTGTAATTTGTTTGTTGTCTGAGAGTCATATTAGTATTCATACTTGGCCTGAGGAAGGTAAGGCAGCAGTTGATGTTTATACATGTGGCGACTGTAATCCTAAGATTGGTTGTGACATCATCATTCAACAACTTTATGCAACAGAACATACTCTTAGTTATATTGAGCGGTAACTAAATACACTATATCTGGAGAAGACTATGCTCTCTACTCAATATCGTTTGCGCCTTGAAGCAATCTGTGAACGAATTGCGAAAGGTGAATCTGTAGAGTTAAGTGATATGATTTGGGCAGAAAAACTTGCCAAGTCAAATAGATCTGCTGCAACTATTCTTAGACAAGCAAGACGCCGTGCTGCTAATCCAGATATGACTGAAGATAGTCTTGATGGATTTATGAATGCTTTGGATTTGGGAGATCCTGATCCATCAAATCATAGAACTCGTTTTAATGGCGTTGATGATATTATTGACTTCTTTACCGGAGATAAACCAGACGACTGGAGGCAAAGAGACTGATGAAATCTTTTCAAGAATTTTTATCTGAAGAAGAGAAGTCTTCAAAGAAAACTGCAGGATATATTAACGAACCAAAAGGAAATGAGAAGTGCTCCAACTGTAATATGTGGAGGCCACCAAATGCTTGCACTGCAGTAAGTGGTAAGATCTCTCCTGATGGGTGGTGCAAGTGGCATCAGTATGATAGAAAGAATCAAGATTAAGAAATAATAAAATTGGTATAGCGTTTTACAAATTTACTTGCATAACTAGATTGTAAGGTCTATAATAAGACCATCGTTCATCGGAGAAATCCGACGCAAGTAGGACGGCGGAACGGAATGCCTATGTTTTTCTACACTTATTACTCATACGAACCATATGGTCGTGGATATATTGGTTCTAGAGGTTCTTCTGTAGAACCTTCTTCAGACCTTTATATGGGTAGTTATACGGATGAGACATTCAGGCCAACTGAAAAGATTATCCTATCTACCCACTCAACTAGAGAAGAGGCACATCTAGCAGAGATGAAACTCCATCAGTTTTTCTCTGTTAGTGAAAATCCACACTTTGCTAATAAAGTAAAATCAACTAAGGTTGGTTTATGTTCTTATGGTATGGTTCGAGTAAATAATGGAGTAGAAGAAAAACTAGTACAAAAAGACCAAATACCTACTGGTTGGGTAAAGGGTAGATTGAGAGATTTGTCTACATACATCAATACCCCCGACAAATATCTAAATGATAAAAGAAGGGGTGAAGGATATAAAGTCTTTTTAGAAGATGTAGATAATGACTCGTCTATCTTAAATATTTCCATCAGGGAACTTGGCAAAATGTACTGTACTAGTCACACTTCCATTCGCAGGTGGAAAAAGAGTAGGTCGTTCATCTTAAGCGAGAGCTAAAGACGCAAACCGCCCGAAGGAACGGGGCCTAAAAATCTCATTTCTTTGGAGCAAAACAATGGCAAAAGTAGTATACCGTGGCATCGAGTATGATACCCAGAAGCGTCTGGAGTATCAGCAACAAATGATGCAACAACCCCAACAGTACAACGAAACCTATCGTGGTGTTAAGTTTACTAAGGAGGGACATAAGTGATGCAGAAACTCAATGTACTTCAACTCATTAAAGAGCAGAAACAAAAAGAGAATCGTCGTCATCAAGCACTGCTAGTAAACGCAGGAGCTGGAAAGTGATTGCTATGATTGCGGCTATCACAGGTGCATCAACAGCATTTATTTTTTTAATTTACTTTGAAGTTCTGTTGCTTAGTAAGTGATGGAAAATTACCATTATCACTATGATGATGCAGATAAGGACAGTAGAGGCCCTGCTTGTTACCTTTTAACATATCGTGGATGTCGCTATTGGTCTTGTTACCGTATTCATCTAGTGGAATGGTTTGAAAAAATGTTTAAATCAGAGGGTTCTTGACGAACCCTCTTTTTTTGTGTATAATTACCTTTGTTGAGGTTCATAAAGATGGATAGAGAAAAGCTTAAGCTGATTGTCAAAAACCTTGAGTCTCTGGTAGAATGTTTAAAGTCAGAAATTTATTCTGATGTAGATTCATACAAGATGAACTACGAAGAGATTTCACAACACATTACTGATTACGACGAAGTATTTTATGACGGAGATGAAGATGGATACCCAGATTGATGAGTTTGAGTTTATGAAACCAGAAGTAAAACTCATTAGTGTTACGCCCGATGCAGAGAAGCACATGGCATATTGTGCTAGGGTAAGTAATCCTGCTAATCAAGAAAACGATAAGTTCTCTGGACTTCTGAAGTATTGTATTCAGCACCAACACTGGAGTATCTTCGAACAAGCCAGCATGACCGTAGAGATTAATACGACAAGAGGTATTGCAGCCCAGATCTTGCGTCATAGGTCTTTTACATATCAAGAATTTTCACAACGATATGCTGATACAAATCTTTTAAACAAAACTATTCCTCTTCCTGAACTTCGTCGTCAGGATGATAAGAATCGTCAGAACTCAATCGATGACATTCCTGATTATCTGCGTCTGACTTTGACTGAAGATATTCGTGTTCATTTTGAACACGGCCTACGCCTCTACAATCGCCTTCTAGAGAAAGGAGTGGCAAAGGAGTGTGCAAGGTTTGTATTGCCCTTAGCAACGCCCACAAGACTCTATATGACCGGTTCTGTAAGGTCATGGATTCATTACATTGATCTTCGTTCTGCACACGGAACACAGAAAGAACATATGGAGATTGCTGAACTAGTCCGTTGCATCTTTACTTGTCAGTTTCCTGCTGTGTCTGAAGCACTTGGTTGGACTCGTGAAGGATGTTCTGACTGTACAGATGCTCCTTCTATTACTATCGAATAAATATCTGCATATACAATGGAGGTTCAAATTGCCAACATATCCAGTCGTTAATAAGGAAACTGGTGAACAAAAAGAAGTTAAAATGAGTGTTCACGATTGGGACCAGTGGAAACAAGACAATCCACAATGGGAACGGGATTGGTCTGATCCAAGCACTTGTCCTTCATCTGCAGAAGTCGGTGAAATCTATGATCGACTTCGTAAAACTCATCCTGGATGGAATGATGTTCTACACAAAGCATCTAAAGCTCCAGGTTCAAAAGTAAAACCAGTTTAATCATTATGCCAACTAAGAAAAGAAACACTCCTCAGAATCCAGTTCCTTTTGGTATGAGTAATAGGCAAATGAAAAGGAAGAAACCAATCAACCTTGACTTGATGAGAACTGTCGATCCTTTGACAGATAATCAAGAGTTGCTATTCCAAGCATATAAGAAGAATCAAAACATTGTTGCATATGGTGCAGCAGGTACTGGTAAGACTTTTATTACTCTTTATAATGCATTGAAAGATGTACTTGATGAGAAATCACCTTACGAAAAAATTTATATTGTACGCTCCCTTGTGGCGACTAGGGAGATTGGTTTCCTTCCGGGTGATCATGAGGATAAATCCTCTCTTTATCAGATTCCATATAAGAACATGGTAAAGTACATGTTTGAAATGCCAGATGATTCTGCATTTGAAATGTTGTATGGAAATCTTAAGACTCAAGGTACAATTAGTTTCTGGAGTACTTCTTTTATTCGTGGAACTACCTTAGACAACGCAATCATTATTGTTGATGAATTTCAAAACTTGAATTTTCATGAACTTGATAGTATTATTACTCGTGTAGGAGAGGATTCTAAGATTATGTTCTGTGGTGACGCAACACAATCTGACCTTGTTAAAACTGCAGAGAAGAACGGTATTATTGATTTTATGAGAATTTTGAATGTCATGCCATCTGTTGATATAATTGAATTTGGCGTTGAAGATATTGTTCGTTCTGGCCTATGTAAAGAATACTTGATTGCAAAAACGGAATTAAATCTATGACATTTGTTCATCATAATTATCTGGGTGATATTGAATTAGATTGTAAAACAACAGAAAGCATCCGTCTCTATAATCTTCCTAATGGAGATTGGGTGCCTTCTATTACTTCGGTGACTTCTTTTTATAACCGACAGATCTTTGCTAAGTGGAGAGAAAGAGTTGGTATTGAAGAAGCAAATCGAATCACTAAGAAAGCAACAGCAAGAGGAACTGATTTTCACCAAGTGTGTCAAGAT